ATGTAACTAACGAAAGTACTACAGGTACGTCTGATGAAGGTAAAGTAGGTAAAGACACTCCAGTAAAATCATCTACAGATATTACTTTACAAAATGCTAAGAAAGAAGACGCACCAACCTATAAAGATAGAGTTGAAGCAGATAAAGAAAAACGTAGACAGCTAAATCAAGATATTAGAGAAGCCAGAAGAATGAAGAAAGACAGAAGTAATATTCTTACTGATGAGCAACGAGAAAAATCGGCTGATGCTTTTTCTAGTTTAAAAGATAAAAGAAAATTTGATAGAGGCGCTAGAAAAGATAATATAAGCGTTGAGCAAGCTTTAATAAATGAAGCTGAAGCTCAAAAAGTAGCAGCGGCTGAAGCTGAAAAAGAAAAATTAAAAAAAGAAGAAGAACGAAAACAATCTATAGAAACTGCAGATTATTGGACGGATAAATTTAATCCTACACAAGAAGAGGGATCTGGATTTTTTAATAAAAGAGGTGCGCAACCTGAAATGAATACAAAAAATATGAAACAAGTAAATAGAAAAGGCAAAGGTTTTCCCATGGTTAATCCTGCTACACAAGTAGACCAAATGGGTAATCCAATACCACAGCCACCTGTTAAAGGTACGATGGCTAACGGAGGTAGACCATTAAACAGTAACGTGTTGGTAAATGATCCTATGAATTATCAAGATCCATCTAAAGTATCTGCTCAACAACATAATCAAAATATGAGAATGAACGAGATAGCTCATAGTGCTGGTACACCTACACCTAGATATAATCCTTACAATAACGAAATGACTGGTATGGCATTTAATGCTAAGTTAAGAGCCGCATCAGCAGCAGGTGATTTAGATGATAATCCAAATTTTAAAGCTGCTGTAGATAAAGCGCCGTCTATGGTTCATGTAGATCCTCCAGGTTCACTTAAACCTATGACTTCAGCAATGAGAATAAAAGACAAGCCAAAGAAAAAAGGAGAAGAAAAAAAAGAAGTTATTAAGTTAGAAGGTAATGATGATGCAGAGGGTAATCCTAAACCTTTAAAAGCTGTAGGTATGTATGGAGACGATAAAAAAGAAAAAAGAGTTATGCTAGTAGGTCCAGATGGATTAGACAAAGATGGAAATCCCAAACCATTAGTAGCAAGAGGCGGAGGTGCAATGTACAACAAGGATCACGCTCATACTAAAGTAACTAAAGATAATTTAAAGGCTACAGAAAGAGATGATGCTGCACATATGAGTTATTTAAAAAGAGATGTAAAAGATATACAAAAAAGTAAGATGTCTCAACATAAAAAAGATGAATATGAAACAGCAGATGAAAAACATATTTCTAAACTAGCTGGAGATCTTAAGTACGACACTAAATACCATGGAAGAAAGTATGATAATGTGTAATTATAATACTACACGTTTATTAATAATTTAAAACTAAAAATCATGCCAAGTTACGGAGAATATCAAAAGCCAGCAGGCAAAAAATTAAAGTGTGGTTGTAAACCACTAGGAACTAGAATTATGGTATCTAATAATTCAACAGTTATGCCTACACTTAGACACATCGACAATATCGAATATAAAGGTAATGCTGTATTAAACGCAAACAAATGATCGCTTTAGACGATCTGAAGTTGTACTGTTTAAATATAACTTCATTTACTATAGCTAGCTTAGACTGGTTAGAGCCAATTTTAAAAGTAATGCTATTAGTAGTTACCATAGGTTATACTCTACATAAATGGTGGAAACTTAAAAATAAATGAGACAAATAAAAGAGATTATTGTACATTGCTCCGCTACGCGTGAAGGTCAAGACATATCAGTTGAAACAATAAAAGACTGGCACGTTAATGGTAGAGGTTGGAGCGATATAGGCTATCATTTCTATATTGATATAAATGGAGAAATACATAAAGGTAGAGATATAGCTAAAATCGGGGCCCATTGCTCAGGGCACAATCGTAATTCTATCGGTGTGTGCTATTGCGGAGGCGTTGAATCAGATGGTAAGACCCCGAAAGATACTAGAACAGAAAAGCAAAAGGTTGCTTTACTTGCGGTGCTTAGAACGTTAAAAGCTATGTATCCGCTCGCAGTTATATATTCACACAACGAGTTTGCTAATAAAGCATGCCCGTCTTTTGATGCTACAAATGAGTACGAAAATCTCTGAAAATACAAATGTTACCCTTGACTTAAAAACTGTAATTGCTATAATAACTATAACTGCCTCTTTTGTAGGTATGTATTATACATTACAAGCGGATATTGAAGAAGCTAAAAAACTACCACCTACTGAAGTTAAACGTCTTGAGTATGATTTAAAAGAAGAGTGGAACGAAGAAAATATAAACGACTTAAAACAACGCGTTGATATGTTAGAACAAGTAGATGACGTTGTATTTGAAGAATTAAATGTATTAGGTACATTAATAAAAGATGGCACTGAAAATGATGGTAAGTTAGAAGAACTTAACAAACAATTAGAAGAGTTACAAAATAGAAAACCTAAAACAACTGTTATAGTAAAAGAAGTTGCGGTAGATAAAAAAGGTAGAAAATTATAAATTATGAACTCGCCTTTTTATAAAGTTAATAAAGCTAAAATGAAGTGTAACGTACCTCGTGCTTCTACCAAATCTAATAAAAAGAAAATGGTAAAAGCTTGTGAAGGTGGTAAAGAAAGAATAGTACATTTTGGTGAAAAAGGTTACGGCCACAATTATTCTGCCGCTGCTAGAAAAAGTTTTAGAGCTAGGCATAAATGTGGTGAAAAGAAAAGTAAATTAAAAGCTCAATATTGGGCGTGTAAAGTTTTGTGGGCTGGTAAAGGTGGATCAACAAAATCATCACCTAAAGGTCGACGAGGAAAATATTAAGACATGTGGAAATTAACTAAACAATACTTTGAAGACGTATGGGATTTGCTTTGGAGTAAAACAAGTATAGATGAAAAAGCTATAGCTACTATTAAAGAAATTAAACGTAGATACAATTTAACTACAAAAGAATTATCTGATGTAGCAGATGCCATAAAAAAAGTAGGTAAAGAAATATCTGATATTGATAACGCTATAAAAGGAAAATAATGGGATTTAAAATGAAACCGCCATACAAGGCCGATCCAACACCTCTATATGAAGTACCTTTTGATAATCCAGATTTAGTTGCTAAAGCAAATAAAAATGGAACTATAATAGTAAACAAAGATAGAGTGCATGATAAGAAGTTAATGGACGAGGCTATGAGCCATGAGAAACAGCATTTAAAAGATATGCAAGAAGGAAAGCTAGATTATGATAATTTAAGTGTAACTTTTGATGGCAAACGTTATAGCAGAGATTCATTTGATGAAGGTAATGAAAATTTACCATGGGAGAAAAGGGCTTATGCCGCAGGTAGAGAAGGTAAAAAACTAGATCTTACACCAAAGAAAAAGAAATTAACAGGCCCACCAAAAGCTGCTGATGATAAAAGACCTTTGAAATTTAAACTAAAAGGTGGTTCACCATTTACAGCTTTAGATGAAAATGAAGTTAACATGAATGAAAACTTTGGCCCAGCATTAGAGTTAGATGAAATAGCAGATCAATTAGATGATGCAGTTGTAGCTCACGGTAAACAAGCTAAAGGCATAAGAAAGCATTTAAAACAAATGGAAGGCATGAACAAAGGAACTGCTTTACATAGTCCAATAAAAATGTGGGGTGCTCCAGCTTTTGAACAAGGTAAAGATACAGATCCAAGCGGTGGAACTGAAGAAGAAAAAATACAAGAAAATAAATCTCCTTATTCAGGAAGTACTGTTGGTTTTGATGTAGCTAGAGGTCAATTTGTTCAAAAACAAAGAATGAGTGACTCAGAAGATGACTTTGAATCTACTTATATAAATCCAAGTGATTATAAAGGAACAAGTACTGATGATAGTATTTTGAGTACGGAAAGTTACAAAAAGTTTAAAAAAGATAATCCAATGCAGTCCAATGTTGATTATGATAGATCATTTAGAAAGGGAATGAAAAATGTAACGGAAGCATATGATAAGTTTAAAACCGATTACAATTTTTATAAAGATGCGTTGAACGTAAAAGAAGGAGAAGAATCTTTGAGTATTCCTTATAGTGGTGGTAATATAACTTTTGCGCCAGATCAAGATTTTGACTCATTGCCAGGTGATACGCCCCTTGAGAAAATGAGAAACATTAAATTTACTTATAGTAATTTTGATGATGGAGGAAATGAGCAACCTAGTTTTGGGGGTACTAAAACATTAGCAGAGCTTATGGATGTAGATGGAAGTGGTACTAGAGCATCTGGTTTTAAAAACTTGCAAGATGCAATTTTAGATAAAAACACAAAAGAAAGACGAGCTGAATTTGAAAAAACTTCACAAGAATTACAAAATTTAAAACAAAATTTTCCAGATCTTTTTACAGGAACTAATACACAGAAAAAATTAAGGGCTGATGAAGAGAAAAGATTACAAGCACAATTCTTAGAAGATAAAAAAAATGCACCGCATTCTAATGCTGTTAAAAGATTAGAAGAACAATATAAGAAAGATTTAGCAGCGTTACCAACTAAAGTATTTGATTTTTAATGGCAAAGAAAAAATTTAAAGAAACAAAAGTTGGAGCGTTCTTAACAGAGAAAGCTCCTCAACTTGTTTCACAGTTAGGAGAATTTTTACCTGATCAAGGTGGACTAGGTATAGTAAAAAACTTAATAACAAGTGATACTAGTATTGAGCCACAAGATAAAGAAATGGCTATGAAGCTATTAGAACAAGATATTGCTGAAATGCAAAATATTTCTAATAGATGGAATAGTGATATGAAAAGTGACTCTTGGTTGAGTAAAAATACTAGACCTTTAACACTTATATATTTAACATTTGCTTCTACAATGTTAATGATAATTGATTCATTTCACACTACATTTGATGTAGACGAGTCATGGGTAGGTTTATTAAAAACATTATTAATAACAGTTTATGTAGCGTACTTTGGTTCTAGAGGCGCAGAAAAAATAACAAAAATAAATAAATAAAATGAGAGGATTAGAAGGAAACTTTCAAGCACAACCTAGAGTTTTTGCTCATGACGCTGTAGATATTACACCTGATGATAGTGCTGATATACCTAACACGGTTGAAAGAGGATGTTGTGTTTATGTAGGCGATACTAGTGGTGGTTCAAATATAAAAGTAACAATGGAAAGTGGTAATGATATTACTTTTACAGGCGTTGTAGCAGGATCTTTTTTACCAATACTAGTTAAAAAAGTATTTGCTACAGGAACTACCGCTTCGGGTTTAATAGCGCTCTACTAAAATGATTATAGGTATAGGAAATATAATCCCTATTATTAGAAAGCCAATAAGTGGTGGTGGTCCACCACCTGTGCAAACTTTTAATATATTAGCAGAGAATAACGATCAGTTAATAACAGAGGCACCTATAGGTAATGAAGATAATATGGTGACTGAACAAGCACCTTAAATAAATAATTATGGCAGATAAGAAATTTTCAGGATTTACAAGTCAAGCAATGACAGTTAACTCAGAGCTAGTAGGCTTTGATGGTACAGCAAATACAAGATACGATATAACTCAATTACAAAATGGTATACTAACTGGTGCTGATGTAAGTCTATTAACTGATGTAGATTTACAAACTGATGTTACTGGTATTTTACCTATTGGAAATGGTGGTACAGGTAGTGGCAGTATTTCAGATTTACAAAATGTTCTCGTTAATTATACTAGTGATGGAACTGGTATATTACCCATTGACCACGGTGGGACAGGATATAATAATAGTTATAAAAGTGTACAAGTATTTGTATGGACTAATGGAAGTCCTGTAGGATATAATAATGTTAATAATTCAACTCCTACTAAAATACCTTTTGATCCTACTGCTATTATAAACACAATACAACCATCTACATTAGCTAATGCTCAGTGGGTTTGTACAAACTCAGGGGCTGGTTTTCCAGGAACATTTGCTACATTTACGTTAGGCACTGCTGGAGCTGGATTATGGAAAGTAAGAGTAGCTCAACATTGGCTTGATCAAACTAATAATATAGAGGTTAGAGGAAGTTTTGTATTGGGAGGTTCAACAGCTACAACTATAGATGTTATTGGTGAAAGATCTACTGAACTTACAGGAGATAAAATATTTTATGGAGAGTTAATACAAGAGTTTGCTGCTGGTGATACTTTAGAATTAGAAATGGAATTTACTTCTGGTGGAGGACTTAATCCATATCCATCTGCTAATGGAAATAGACCTCCAGAAATATCTTTTGAGAGGTTAATATAAAACAAAAACAATTAAATTTAATTAAATGAAAAAAATAACAGAAGAAGAGCTTAAAACAATTATAGCTCATCAAACTAAATTAGGAAATTTATATAATCAAATAGGATCTCTCGAGTTTAATAAAAGCTTAAAGTTAGCAGAATTAAATAAAACACATGAAGCTGCTGATAAACTAAAGATAAAACTTGAAAAGAAATATGGATCTGTAAATATTAATTTAGAAGATGGTTCAATAACTGAAATTGAACAACCTGAAAAAGTAATAGAAAATGTCTAATATTAGAAAAATTAGTATAGGATCCGACTACAAGAACGAAGCAATGCATTATTCTGTAGGACAAGAGGTTTATGGCGGACATACTATTTGCGATATAATTGGTGATGAAGAGTATTTAATATACATTAAAAAAGACAACGAAGTATTACCGTGGAAAAAATTTAATCGCAATATGGCTATAGCAGTTGAGTTTGATCTTAAGTACTAGTGAAAAGTTTGTATGACTTTATTATCAAGCCTTTAAATAATAGGTATGATAATACAAGACAAGTAGGCGATAAAACGCTTATTATTAATACCACCATAGAAAACCACCGATTTGTGAGCAAGGAGGCAGTTGTTGTTTCGGTGCCAGCTGCTTATAGCTCACGTATAAAAGTTGGTGATATAGTACACGTTCATCACAATATATTTAGAAGATGGTATGATCAAAAAGGTAGAGAACGTAATAGCTCTAAGTATTTTAAAGACGATCTTTATTTTTGTAGTAGTGATCAAATCTATATGTATAATAATAAATGTCATTTAAATTATTGCTTTGTAAAACCAATATGCGATAATAACAATTTTAATACATCTAAAGAAAAAGAACACTTTGGTATATTAAAATATTCTAATAGTTCCTTAGAACGCGTAGGATTAAAACCTGGAGACCTTATAATCTTTACCCCAAACTCTGAATTTGAGTTTATAATAAACGATGAAAGATTATATTGTATGAAATCTAATGATATAGCTATTACCTATGAGCACGAAGGAAACGAGAAAGAATATAATCCAAGCTGGACGAAAGGCGGTTGATGAATTAATTAAAGTAGCTGAAGAAAAAATAATAACAGATACTTCAGACGACTTAGCAGCTGATCGTTTAAAAAATGCAGCAGCAACTAAAAAACTTTGTATAATGGATGCTTTTGAAATACTACAGCGTATTGAAGAAGAAGAAGATATATTAAAAAGTGATGGTAAAACTAAAGAGGTTAAGTCATTTAAAGGCTTTGCAGAAGGGAGAAGCAAATGAGTTATAAACAAACTTTAGTTAAAGAATTAAATGATATTGTTAATCCTTCTATATTAAAAAAGCAGAACAGATTAAAAAAGTGGGAGTACGGTTATAATGTAGAGTATGATTTTGTAGTAATAAGTAAAACAGGTAAAATTGGACAGATCGTTGAAATACAAAATCTCCGCATTGCTTTACCAGCAGTCGATGAACCGTATAAACGAAGCAAAAAGCAAGAGGAACAGTATTGGGAAAAATTTGAGTACCCAAAAGAATTACAAAGGATAAATACTAGATTTGACTGGGAAGAATACCCGTTAGATTTTAAAGAAAAATGGTACGATTATATAGATGAAGAATTTAAGCGTAGAGAACAAGGTTTTCATTTCTACAATAACGGCAATATTGTATATATTACTGGTACTCATTACATGTACTTGCAATGGTCAAAAATTGACATTGGAGCACCTGAATATAGAGAAGCAAATAGATTATTCTTTATATTCTGGGAAGCGTGTAAAGCAGATAGAAGATGTTATGGCATGTGCTATCTTAAAAACAGACGATCTGGGTTTTCATTCATGGCTTCAGCGGAAATGGTTAATCAAGCCACAATATCAAGTGATTCAAGATTTGGTATATTATCAAAGTCAGGAGCAGATGCCAAAAAAATGTTTACAGATAAAGTTGTTCCAATATCCGTTAACTATCCTTTTTTCTTCAAGCCAATCCAAGATGGTATGGACCGTCCAAAGACTGAACTTGCATATCGGGTTCCAGCATCAAAACTTACTAGAAGAAAGTTACAAGAGAATATTAAAGATATAGAATTAGAAGGTCTTGACACAACAATAGACTGGAAAAACACAGGAGACAACTCATATGATGGTGAAAAGCTAAAACTACTAGCACATGATGAAAGTGGTAAGTGGGAAAGACCTGACAATATATTAAATAATTGGAGAGTTACAAAAACTACATTAAGGTTAGGATCAAGAGTTGTAGGCAAATGTATGATGGGCTCAACATCAAATGCGTTAGATAAAGGTGGAGAAAACTTTAGAAAATTATACAACAATAGCGACGTTAATAAAAGAAATAAAAACGGACAAACAACTTCTGGACTCTATAGCTTGTTCATACCTATGGAGTGGAACTACGAAGGATTCATGGATACTTTCGGATCACCTGTCTTTGACTCTCCAAAAGATCCAATTAAAACAATCGATGGTTCAACAATTACGACAGGAGTTATCACACACTGGGAAAACGAGGTTGAAGGTTTAAAACACGATCAAGATGCGTTAAACGAATATTATAGGCAATTTCCTAGAACCGAGAAGCACGCGTTTAGAGATGAAACAAAAGATAGTCTATTTAATTTAACAAGAATATATCAACAAATAGATTACAACGAAGATATTAACAATAGAGCTAGCGTAACGCAAGGTTCATTTATGTGGGTTAATGGTATAAAAGATAGTGAAGTTATGTTTGTGCCAAACCCTAAAGGTAGGTTCTTAATTAGTTGGGTGCCATCTAAAAATTTACAAAACCGAGTGATTATAAAAAATGGAGTTAAATATCCTGGTAATGAACACATTGGAGCATTTGGATGTGATAGTTACGACATTAGTGGTACTGTTGACGGTCGCGGTTCTAAAGGAGCGTTACATGGATTAACAAAGTTTAGTATGGAAGATGCGCCTGCTAATCATTTCTTTTTAGAATATATTGCAAGGCCTGAAACAGCTGAAATGTTTTTTGAAGATGTTTTAATGGCGTGTGTTTTTTATGGCATGCCTCTACTAGCTGAAAATAATAAACCTAGATTATTATATCACTTTAAAAGAAGAGGATATAGAGGTTTTAGCATGAACAGGCCTGATAAGTTATCTACAAAATTATCAGCGTCTGAAAGAGAAATAGGTGGTATACCTAATTCAAGTGAAGATATTAAGCAAGCGCATGCTGCTGCTATTGAATATTACATAGAAACTCACGTAGGTGAACTTGCAGACGGTTTCGGAGATATGTATTTTCAAAAAACGTTAGAAGACTGGAGTCACTTTAATATAAATAATAGAACAAAATATGATGCTTCTATTAGCTCTGGTTTAGCAATAATGGCTTGTAATAAAAACAGATATAGGCCTGTTCCTGTACGACAAAAAAATAATATTGACCTTGGTATAAGAAGGTACGATAACAAAGGATTTATGTCACAAATAATATAATGAATGAAGATTAATAATACTTATAGTTCCTTTCCAGATCAGGTGGTACCTGATGAAGTAAAAGAAAGTATGGAGTATGGCAAGCAAGTTGCTATGGCTATTGAGGGTGACTGGTTTAGTGGAACTAGATCTGGAGTTGAAAATAGATTTAATACAATGTATAATAGCTTTAGAATGCGTAGACTGTATGCTAGAGCAGAACAACCGGTTCAAAAGTATAAAGATGAATTAGCTATCAATGGTGACTTAAGCTACTTAAACCTTGACTGGAAGCCAGTTCCTATTATTCCTAAGTTTGTAGATATTGTAGTCAACGGTATGGACGACAAGCTTTATGATATTAAAGCGTTTGCTCAAGATCCAGAATCAAGACGCATGAGGTCTAAATATGCAGAAGACATTTTAAGGGATATGCAAGCTAAAGAATTTTTAAATAACTTACAAAGTGCTGTAGGTCTAAACTTATTTAATTCTCAAAATCCAGAAGAACTTCCAGAAAACAAAGACGAACTAGATTTACATATGCAGCTTAGCTATAAACAAGCAAGTGAAATAGCAGCTGAAGAAGCTATAAATAATACTCTAGAGTTTAACAAATATACTTTAACTAAAAAACGAATGATAGAGGATTTAGTTACTTTAGGTATTGGAGCTGTTAAAACAAATTGGAA